GATATAAACCATTTTTAGGCTTAATTGATATGGTAACAAATCCATATTCTGGAGGATCTAGTTCTTCTCCCCCAACCACAGTTATAACCTCTGCATTTGGATAAATTAAAGTCTTTATTATTGCCTCATAATCGGCAGCAGTAACTGCCCTATATTGCGATGAGTATAGTCTTGGTGCAAAATACTTAACAGAATCAACTGATTCTATATTTGAACCATTTCTAGCTGATTGATTTGTTGTAATTGAAATTCTATTTGATGGTACTATTAAATTATTATTAGAATCTAAAATAGAACCAGCAAAGGAAAATTCGGAGGCACCATTCCCATCTCTACCATCTGTTACGATATAATCTACAGTAACAATAGCATTATTTTCGAGTTTTTTACCAAATCTACCATCTCCAAATAATATTTCATATTTTTCATCTTTCACTTCTTGAATCAAAAATATTCTAGATTCACTATTAACTTCTATAATATTGTCTACCTGAGAATACTTTGTTCCAAGACCAACATCAGAAGGATTTTTTACATAAACATTTATTGTACTCGAATCTACATAAGGGTTTGGTATAATAAATCTTTGATCTAATGAAAGATCTACAGTAAAAGTATTTCTTAAAAATCTCCCCTGATAGATTGTTACATTTGAAAAAGACGCTACATTATTTTTTACTGAAGAGGTAATTTCTTCTGGTATTGAAAAGATATAAGAACTATTATCAACAGTTCCCACACAAACTAATTCTGGTTGTAGTGTTATTGTTGGAGTAGATGAGGTAGTTTCAATATTAAAAGATACTACAGCTTTGGCACACTTTCTTGATCTTGGAACATATCCGATATTTCTTGCAAGAGATACTACATTCTCTCTTAGTGTTGCAGAATCTAAGAATACTTCGTTTGCAAGTAAATTTGAATTAAATGCACTTATATATGTATTATACGCTAAAGTATCAATTAAAACCGAAAAGTTAGATCCCTCAAAGTCAAAATCAGTGAAATCCGAATTTGCCCTTAGATAATCTTTTATCGAAGTTTTTATTTGATCGAAATCTAAATTTGTAAATTGAGTAAAAGGCATTTTATCTCGTTGCCTCTAAAATAAATGAAAATTGTTGAGATGGTAATTCTTGTCCAATAATGTCAAAAATAATAGTAACTTCTAATCCATTATTGTCAAATTGGGGTTCCACTAATACTTGAACATTTTCAACACGGGGTTCATAATCTGAAATTGATTTTTTGATCTGATCTTCAATAATTCCAACTATTGCATAATCTACATTTTCAAAGAGACTAGACCTAACTTCAGATCCAAAATCTGGATTAAAAAATCTTTCGGTAGGAATAGTCTCTACAATGTTTCTTACAGACCTTATGATCGATCTTTCATTCTTTAAAATAGGCAGATCTTTTGTTACCGGATGTGGATCAAAGGATAAACTAATATCCTTAAATGATCTTGATATTTTTACAACTGGATTGACTGCCATTGAATCAGTTTTTTCTTATCTTATTTATGTTTATTTCCAAGATATTCCATAATTGGGTTCTGTTCCATATTCCCAATCATCATAATCATTCGAATTTCTAATTTTCTGATGCATTTCAGACTGTTCCTTTAAGTAATGTTTATTTTTTGGAACATCATCGTGCATAATTTCTTGAATCATTTTTGGTTTTTTACTCAAACTACCATAATCAGTTGATAATGATGTGGTTCCCCACATTTGATACATGTAATTTTCGTCTCTATCAACGGGTAAATTAGACATTTTAGCTCCTGTTTTTGTTAAAAACAGAACTTTTTTGGAAGGAGGTTGCTATCTCCTGATAATTATTTAACGATTTATTTCTCTAATGTTATAATTATCGGAATTTAAGTACTTTAAAAGTTCTAGTGCAATTAATTTGGGATTTCCTTCCCCACAAGTATAAACATCGATTGCAATGGAACCATTTTCAGGCCATGTGTGACATGAAACGTGACTTTCTGCAAGAGCAACAACAATTGTACAACCTTGAGGAATAAAACAGTGGGAAAATATGTTTAAAATTGTCATTTTTGCTCTCTTAATTCCATTCTCCATTGACTCTTGGAGAGAAATTACATCATTTAGCAGAGAAAAGTCTACATTGTACACCTCTAATAGTAGGTGCTTGCCCATTGAAAATTTTTCCAATTCAATTTTATACAAAAAATTATTTATTTGATGTAAAAACCTTTTCTAAGATAATCTTGATCTTTAACAAATATCATATCTTCTTCATTTTCATTTTCATTTTCCCAAACTGGTATCGCTAAAGAATTATTATATTTAAAATCTGGATTTCTCCTGAAATGAACTTCAATGAGATTATTGCCTATAAATTCGCAGTTAATATATTCATAATTACCTTTTAAATAATTTAAAACTTCTGGAAAAGGTACTTCAAAGTTAATTTTTTCCCATTTTTTCCATTTATAATAGGGATCATTTTTATCACGAGTACCTAAAACAACCAATTCACACTGCTTATTTTTATAATCAACGCTTAAATGATCTCCTTCAAAAATTTCACACCAAAATTCTGCTGGATGAAAATGATCTGTATATTTGTATAAGTATTCTTTACGGGCGAATCTACCCATTCCAAGTAAATTAATTGATGGACGAACAATATAAAAGTCGGGTTTAGGAACAGTGACTCCTACAGGACCACATATATAACCCAAAACCCGACTTAAAATTAATTTATTATATACCCAGAGGTCTAATGGATGTATATTATTCCATTCATCGTTACCTTCTAGGTAATACATTATCCTTTACCTTGCCCTCTATAGGGTTTTCTTGCTTTATTACGAGAAGACGCAGCGTACTTAGTTCCACCACCATCACCTTGACGAGATTTTTTAGGAGGCCCCGGAATATAAGAACTATTCTTGTTCAAACCACCTTTTGCTTTAACTGCCATAAGACTCAATCTCCTTTAATAATTTCAGTGTTCAATTCATGAGGCGCAGGAGTTCCCTTTTCATAGAACTCGTGCGCTAGGTCTTCCATCACATCAAAATAATCTTCTTCTGATAGATCGGAATAAATTTTGCGACCATTACAGTAGATGTTATATCTATCGTGATTAACTGTCATAAAATCAAATAACTCTTGTTTTTTCGTGACCAACTCTGATACGAGGATCGCACCAAATTTCAAATCCTGCTTCTTTTGCATCCAGACAGAATGACACATCTTCGCCACACATATCTTGGACTTCACCAGATTCAAAAATTTGCATCTTTGGTGCAAACCAGGGATACTTCATTTCTTCGTGTTCAAAGACTCCGTGCTTAATCAATAACCATCCGAATCCAGTATAATCAACTGTAAATGGTTTACGACGCTTTGAAATACTCTCAAGAGTTTCGTGGTTCATGACACCACCATTTCCACGGAAGTCTTCTTCATCTAACCAGTGTGCTACAGATGTTGTGTGACCATCTTCGGTGCAATACCATCCTGCGGCAATATCCTTATCCATTAAGATCAGTTGCCAGAACTTTTCTGTATTGAATACAATATCTGAGTCGATCCAGAGTTGCCAATCGTATTGTATTTTTCCATCCCATGGAATTTGATCAGGTCCTCTCAGTACATTTGCACCTAAACATTTGCACCGTGCAAAGTTTACCATGGATGAATAATCTTGAGAGATTTGAATACTTGCTCCTGCCTGAACAAGATCGAAGCAAAGTTGAACAAAACTCTTTAAGTATGTGTATGAAACTCCTCTACCTGGAAGACAAAAGACAACGGATTTTCCTTTAACCATTTCTTTTGCTAATTCATAATCCCATTCTTGCTCTTTAACTTGAGGGATTGGTGATTTTGCCTTTACTGTAAATCCTTTAGCCATAATTGATTAGTGTTACTTCAATATCATACCAATTATATAGTGGTTTGTCAATGGGATGAATTTAAAACTACTTCCTTAGAACGAATGACTTCTTCATAAGAAAGTTCGTTTTTCTTTGAGTCATCTGTAATCGAAAGAAACTCAGAAATCATTTTCCAAGTCAAATCAAATTCATCTTGTGGGAGTGAGTGATAAATGCACTTATCCTTTAAGTATATGTGATACAACGTTTCAGTCATTTTCTTTTTCTGCAAGAATGATCTCTTTTCCGTCGATTGTAAATTCTATCTCAGTATCTTCATACCAAGAAAGTTCATTCACAATCCACTCAGGTATTCTAACATAATATTCGCCGCTAATTGGATCGACCTCTAATGGCCTAAAATTTTCTGAAGAATTTTTTTTCATATAATTGGTTTCATTTTTCAGTTTTATATAGGAATTTTTTTTATTTAAGTGTTATATTTAGAGGTCGATCTGGGTCGTTTATAGATTATGGGGACCCATTGATTTTTAACCCCATGGACGCCCCGCATCCGCCACGGGCGCGGTTAGGTACTGCCAAACACGAACGAAGGCGGCAGGGTATAAACAACTGCCGCCCACTAAGTGTAACTTAGAGTCCGAACTTCTCCCTACAAATAGGACCGATTCCCAACTCGATTGAGAGGGCATTGGTTAACTCACGACCGCAACATGAACACGAACCAGTATTCTGTCCGTAGAGTTTAGCGGCAGCATAAGGATCAGCGGCAACGGATTGCACTCGCTGAATGAATGCAACCTCACTCAAGTTAGTCTCATTGGAGGTGATCCAACCCAGATAAATGTTAGAAAGTGTACCCCACTGATTAACCTCTTTATCGTGAGAGAAAACATACATCTTACCCTGATGCTTAGAGGGTTTCACGATAAAGTCTTGAAACCTCATTGTGATTCTCTTTAGACCGCGATTCTGTGCCTCTTCGATTGCATTAACGATGCCTGCGAAAGAATAGGCGGGGCGGGTGTTGTGGCGGATGATGGGATGGCGCATGATGCTTACCGTGTGGTGTGGTTGAAAAGGAGAACCCTTGCGGGTTCCCCAGAATCTTAGCACGGATCAGGCGATCCGCTCCAGATCAATCAGGCAACCCATACAGTTAACCCCATTGATTTGGCGCACCGCTTCGGCGGTTGCCTCTTTAAGGGTTGCTGCCTGGATCGTGAGGATCTCAGACTCGAACCCATCATCACCAATCCAGGTGGCATCGAAGCGGAAGGTCTTAGTGGCGGTTGCGGTCATTGGTCTGTGGTGTGGTGTGAAAAGGAGAACCCTTGCGGGTTCCCCAGAATCTTAGCATGGATCAGTAGGTGTTCTCCCACTCCTCCCGCTCCTCTTCCGTCATCGGGCGGGAGAGGAGCAGCGAACCCAGAGACCAGATCTCAACCTCCTCACCCTCCTCCAAGGGGCACGCCCAAGAGAGAATCAGATCGGCGGGGAGATGCAACCAGGCGCGGGTAGGGTGCCCCGCCTTGGTGTCGCAATAGAAAGGCGTCCAGCGCAGCGGTTGGAACTGAGCGGGGAGGCGGAGGTCGCCAACGCTGCAGGGTTCGTAGGGATTCCAGGCGGTCATAGCGTCAGTGTGGTGTGGTTGACCTGATCAGTATAAAGGCGGGGAAGGGGCAGCAACGCCACCCCTTGTGCATCTTAACGGATTGTCACACTGCCTCCAGTTGGTTCTTCACCAGTTGGAAGGCGATCATCACGTCATCCGCCCAATCAGAATCTTGCCGAACCTTCCAACCCTGGCGGGAATCAACGGCGTGGCACAGAAGGGCGCAGCGGACGGTATCCCACTGAACGTCGGTGAGGGTAATGGTCTTGATCTTGGGAGCGGTGGAAGCGGTCACGGTGGTGTGGTGTGAACTACCCCCATAGATTCGCCCATCCCGCAGGATTCCGCAACCCCCCTTAGGACACCTTCCCAACTGGCACAAGGCGCAGTTAGTATAAAGAATAAAACAACGATTGCAGGGTATAAAGAATAAAGAACTCAAAAAGTATAAAGAATTAGACAGGGATGAATGTAAAGAATAAACCACACCACTGACTGATAGTTTACATTCAACCCTGAGTGATTCTTTATACTCAGTGGTAAGTATAAAGAATCAAGAACTACTTTTTCTTTCTTGTCTTTCCTGACTTCTTTGCTCCGTTAGTCTTTGCTTGAGACTTTACATTCTTGAATCTTTTATCAGGGCGTGATTTGCCGTCTTTGTGAATCCAACGTCCGAACATTGTTTTTCTCCTCAGATAAACTTAGCAGGTGAACCACAAGACTGATAGAATGCGATCATTCTTTCTGCCTCTTCTTTTGTGGTGAAAGATTGTGTGCGCCATTCACAATTATTGTATGGCGTTTGAAATGTAATTGTGAAACCAATTGAATTGATTTGCTTTTGATTGTTCATTGTTTTGAATGTGTGTGTATCTAGTCGAGATGTGAATGTGTGTGTTCTCGACTAGATTTATGTGCGCGTTCTCGTCGAGATTTCAATAATGATGGCGGGACATTACATTGTTAGGATCATTGTACCATTCTGAATCTTCATAAGATTCTGACATTCTGATCATAAGATCCTCAGTCAGTGTAATCATGCCAGTGGTAACTAACTGCAGGATTTCTTCAGCGGTGAGAAAGGTGTTCATGGTGTTCATGGTGGTGGTGTGATGGTGGTGATGGGGGGGATTGCGCTCCCCCCGTGTACCAGTTCAGAGATTGTCACGACGACGGATCTCATCGCCATAGGTGCAACCCTGATCAATGTAGAATCCCTCTACAACGGCATCGAATCCGCGCCAGTTGGTAGCGGTTCGGAAGCAGTCAAGACATGCCCAGCGCAGTTCTGCCATGGTCATGGTCTTTGCCATCTCCTCCCAGCGGGTGAAGTCGGCGGCGGTGGCATGGCGGTTCATGGTGTCAGTGGTGGTGAACTGCGATAATTGTAGCACGGATTAGTCGGGGGGGGGGAGAGAGGAGGAGATCGATCGTATCGCATTGTGCCACCTATTGAACTGTCCACTGCTTGGGGATGGTGGCGGGTGGCGTGCTAGGATGAAGGTAGAACCTTTTGTTGGTGGCAAAAAGTATAAAAAAAGGGAGCAAAGATGCTCCCAATTCTTTATAGCATCTCAATCAAGTGCATGAGAGTAGTGATCTGAACTGGAGTCTGCCAGCAGATAACATCCTCCAACATGTTGCCATTGGGTCGGATGATAGCAACCTCAAAGGTATCATGGTTGATGTCACCATAAAGACCGCAATCCTTTGGACCCGCTACAACTGAGATGGTCCAACCATTCTCAAAGGTATGTTGCGCTTTTGTGCCACCTTTGATGGCACTGTGATCGGAGAAGGTGAGAGAAGAGAAGGTCGTCACGGGTGGTGTGGTGTGAACTGCAGTTATCCTACAGCATCGGCGGCACCTGCCAAGGGTCTGAATGATCAGTGATCTTTATCGGTCAGGGGGTTGACCTAAGGTGCGGGTGCCGTGCTAGGATGAAGGTAGAACCTTTTTTGGTGGCAAAAAGTATAAAAAAAGGGAGCGTATTTGCTCCCCCTTTTGTATCATTCTTCAGGACCAAATGCACACTCCAGAGAGTATGCTTCCAGTGCCTGATCATCATCATCCTCATAATAGGATGCCCAATCATCCTCAGTGGGGATGTATTCTTCAATCTGCTGATCGTCGGTGAAAGCGTAGGTCATGGTTCAGCGGTGGTGAACTGAGAGAATTGTACAGGGTCAGCGGCGGATGAACTCGGCGGTGATGGACAGTGCCTCACCTGTCACATGGCGTATGGGTCGCATCGGTTCCCATAACCAGTAGAGCAGCAGAGCGGCGATCAAAAGGCGGAACATGGTGGCGCGGTGGAAGTCTGCAGAGCGTGAGCGTGTCAGTGCTTTGAGCATGGTAGAAGGGGCGCAGAGCGCCCCGTGAGAGAATCAACCGATCATGGCGGCGATCAGGCGGTCACGCTTGCGGATGGCGGTGGGAACCATGAACCACAGATCACGCTTGCCATTGTCGCTGCGAGTGGCGTCCAGGATGCCCTCCCGCTCCATCTCAACCATAAGGGCGTGAACGGTGCCCTTGTGCTTGCTAGGGTTCAGTCCCATGCCGCGCACAAGGTCGGAGCATGTTTGTGGACCCTGCTGAATGAGAGTGGAGCGGACGGCGGTGCGGATGATGGTGCGGAAGTTCATCGGAGTGGTGTGGTGAACTAAGAGAACAATACGGGCACCAGGGGCAGCGGTCAACCAGGTTGTGCCACCTGTCAGACTGTCCACTGTGGCGGTCTTATGGGTGCTGGGTGCCTGTAGGATATGGGGACAATCAGATGAGGTGGGGGGTATCACCGTAGATGAAAAAGTTCGACACCGACCCTGCAAACTTTTTTTACCCAAAAAAGTATACAAAAAGGGGGCGAAGTTGCCCCCCTTAATTATACCTTACACCGCAACTGGTTTCTTACTGTAACCTGAGAACTGGTGTTGTGAACGACGGGCACGGATTGCAGCGCCCCATTCACTACCTTTCGGTTGAGTTCCATGCACTAACAGCGCGAACGGTTTATCACCGAAACAGTGAGAATCATCATGATCGACTTCTAAACCTGCAGCGTTTGCATCATCCTCAGTCATGAAGACTTTTGCATAACGCTTAAACAATCCCTCATCAATTAGGTGATCCCACTTGCCACCATAAGATGCGGTCATGTAGAAGTTCTCAGGCATCTTAAAGTTGAGAAAGAGTTGCAAACTCTTAGAGTAGCAGTAGAATTTAAGGTCAGGATTGCGGTGTGCAACTTCAATCCAGGCATCCAAATATGCACCCGAAAAGAAATCACCAGACTCATGAATCCGCACCAGTTTGCTATTCTTTGTGCGGTATTCTTGAATGCTGTTGTGAATAAGATCTGCAGCGCCTACAGTGTAACCTGGAACAGTTCCATTCTGCAGAGCATCAACAATCAGGCGGAGATTGTTGGCGCGATTGTGAAACGCTGCATCATATTGTACCTCAGAAGATGCAGCAAAGCAACGGAATTGTGTGTGCTCGCCATCTTGAATGGTACGCTTGCCATTGTCATCAACAACGGCGAAAGACTTGCAGAATAATGCACCTGGGCAGGTTTTTCCTGCGGGAAGGTTAAAGATTAGAGTTTGCTTGCCGAGTTTGGCGTTGCCCTTGGTGAAGTTCAGCATGGTGGTGTGGTGTGAACTGCAGTCATCCTACAGGGTAGGTTGGGGGGATCGCTCCCCCCACTGTGACACCTTGCGGATTGTCACACTGCCCAGAGGTTCTCTTCAATCA